CTGGCATCTTTTCTTTTAAAGACTTCAGTTCTTGCATCAATTAGTTCTTCTGTAGTCCAATCTGTTTCTGTTCTTTCTTCTAGTTCATAATTTTTCATTACTTCTGGATGACATGTTTTCTTTCCACAAGTCTTACACTTCCATCTTCTTACTTTTCTTTCAGTACCATCATGTCCATTCTTAATTAAATGCTCAGACTTACAATGAGGACAACGCAAAGCATTGCCATCATCATCTCTTTGTATGATACCAACCCTACTAAGATTGCCACCATTGTTATGTATGGTCATTTGTTTTTTTCCTGTTTGATTAAATATTCGAGATACCACTTAGCTTTCTCTAAGTCTTGTATAGGTGTGCCTTTATAAGGGAATCGGGTAACGTATTTCACGATGTTCCCACGAACATAATCCATATCCCATGATCTTATGTATTCGATTGTCTCTATACCTTTAGTATAGTGACTTGGTCGATTAATAAGGTCTTCTTTCTTCTTCATCAATCTTGTCCATAACTTCATCCCAAGTTATTGGTGTACAATTTAAGAACACTATACCACCATATTTATAGTCAAGTCTATTATTGATTCTTGACTTAATGCTGATTTCTGCTTTGGGATCAATCGCATGGATTGCTTTGATGATTTGCATTTCCCTTTTTGTGTAGGGAATATTTGCACTCATAGTTATCTCCTATTAGTTTAAGCATATATCCATTTAGTAATGTAATATGACATAACCAATATAAGTATAAACTCTAAGACTGATAGTTCAGGTCTTAGATATTTCGTTCTTACCTTACTTAATAAGAACTTAATTATCTTTATCATCGCATTAAAGGATTACTATTTCTAGCTTTTAAGCCCTCTAATTCTGTTCTAAGTATTGATAATTCTTTTTCTAGTGGGGCAATATTAGGTACTGATCTTCCTTCAACCACCTCTAGTCTGTTTAAAATCTGCCCGACTTGAACAAACAATCCACCTAATGTAATAACTAGTCCTAGTATTCCTGCTATTGTCTTGATGTCCATAGTCTGTCCTCGTAAGTTTGATTTGGGTAAATGTTTCTAATATCAACATAGTTACTGTTAGTGTATGTACCTATATCAATACTTTGTAATTCAGGTTGTATAAATATATCTGTGTTTACTTTTGAGTAAGAAGATATTTTATTATCTTTAGCCATGACTTTAGCTACTATCATTTGTGTAGCTTTTAGCTGACCATCTATTGTTTTAATTTTGTCTGCCACTTTAATAGATATTTCTTCTATTGTTAGTTCGGTTTCAAAACTCCTACTGTTGTCTTGTGTGCTTTCAGATACTCCTGCTGATTCTGTTTCGACAGCTCCTCCTGTATCTTCACCCACTTCCGTATCTCTTTCTGTTTCTTCGACAACTTCTGTTTCATTTACTTCCTCCACAGGTGCTTCAACTATTTCTTCAAATACTTCTTCGATAGCAGGTTCTTCTATAACTTCTTCTACTATCTCAGGTTCTATCATAGCAGGAGCTAATACAATAGTCTCCTCTACAAATTCTTCTTCTATAAAAATAGGTTCTTCTATTATCTCTACAATTGGTTCTTCAAATACCACTTCTTCAATAATAGGTTCTTCGTAAACAAATTCTTCTATATATATCTCTTGTATATCATTCGATATTTCTGTAATAGCTGATTGTGTTGCAACATCTACTACTACAGGATCATACTCGATAAACAATGTAGGACTTTTTAGGTCAGCACCATAATGAGATATAGAATTACTGTTCTCATTAAAAGTATATCTAACTGTTATGTCGTAATCTTCTTGGCTATTGTTACCAATAATAATTGAATCAGTATGTGTGCAATAATAACAACCATCGTTGTTTATAGTTTTAGTTTGTGTAGTTACGTTACCATTATCATCTACTAAAGTTTGTGTTATCTCTACGTTTTGTTCTATCTGATTCCAAAACCAAATATCTGCACCTGCTGTAGATGTAAAACCATTATTAATAATACCTTTAGATAATCCTGCATCATTTTGTAATGAGATACTATTTTCTATGTATTCTCCATCGACACCTGCAACGATAGAATTTCCATGATTGTGGTCATTTGTTCCTGACCAACCATTAGCAAAGTTATTACCATCATACATTTGTTGATTAAGGAGATTATTCGTTGTTTCTGCATACAAGGATATCGGTAAAATTAGTAGGGTACTAACATACCACCCTAGTCGTTTAAAACCGATTTTAGGGCATTTAAGCTCGTTTTTATCTCGGATTTTTACCATTATTGGTCAAAGATTCCTTATATCTACGATATTGCTCTACTTTATCATCTGTAGGTTTTCTTCTTTCATATATAACTTTCATAGCTTCTTCACCAATCAGACTTTTACCATCTTTCATAACAGGGCATGGTGTCCCACTTCTATACATAGCATCGAATACAGCAGGGTCATCACACATAATGCTGATGGATGCCACAGACATAGAAAGTGCCTTGAGCATTTTTGCTTTCTTTAATCTTTCACATGCTTCATCTGTCATAACATAACCACCACCTGAAAAAGATATTCCCATAACTGTGACACCACCTGAGATTACAAGACTGCATGAATCTTGGGAATAGACAGACATTGCAGGTGCATGAGATGAGTTTACAGCAGTCTCCTGATTGGTTGAATTACTTGTAGAATTTGTTGTGGAATTTGTGACCTGTCCTTGATAGGTATTATTAGTGGTTGCTTCGTAACCTTGAATACTTGTGTTGCTCCCTGATACATTGCTTTGAGTTGTAGATGCTCCACTACTTGTCACATCTGATGATGCATCTTCTATTGCATAACCTAATATTAAGACAATAGTTACAATCAATGCTAAGTAGAATCTGTTCATCTTCTGACTAGACTGCCACCAAAATAAAGACCAATAATACTTGATACAACATGTGTATCTAAAGGTGTGATGACTAAACCTTCCATTGGTTTCCATTGTGTCATGTCCATGTCTGATGCAAATATCCACCAACCTTGTTGTATTGTTTCTGTGTAACCAACATAGATAGGCATACTAGGGTCAATGAATGGTGCTAACTTTGGTAATACAATAATTGCTAGTACACACATAAGTGCTATCCATCTACGAGTATTCTTTGTAAACGAATCTGTAACTTCTCTTGCTTTGTCAAACTGTTGTGATTGAAACTCTGCTCTTTGCATGAGCATCTTTTGTTCATCTGCTTTGTCTTTTGTTTTTTGAGCCATGATGGATAAGATTCCACCAAGAACAGTTGATACGAGCATAGAGATTAATTCAATTGGGAACATAGTTATTTTACCATGTTATAAACGATTGCTATAAGACTACCTACCCAAACAACAAACCCTATAACTCCTTTACTTTTATTTATTAATGCTGTTTGGTCATCAACCTTAGTTTCCAATCTAACAAGTCTATCATTCATTGAATCTATTCTTTCAGCTAGTTGTTCTAAGGTTACTTTCATAATTAACTCTTAATAAATAATTTCTCTATAAACCAAGCAGGTGGGTCTAACTCCCACCACTTGTGTCCATGTCTATAGTCTTTAGATATTGTATGATGATAATTATGCCAACCCTCACCCCAACTGATTAGTGATGTAAGTGGACTATTAACAGCAGTACAATGTGGTTTAGATTTGACTACTTTATAACCAAACAATTTACTGTGTGGTATAACACCAAAAGCACCTGCTGTAATATAAATACAGGCACAAGGAAACGAAAATAAAA